TCAGGTGGTGGTTTTGATCAGAGCGTAATCAGGGGTTTCGTCCAGCCGATCGAGCAGGGCCTGCCGATCGGCATGTACGAATCCGAGCGTTTCCGGCCCGGCCGAGTCGCCCCAATATGCCCAGCTCAATGTGGTCGCCGACGTGAAGCCGTATCCCTTCCGCTGCAGCGACCGCCCAATGTGGTTAGCGCGCACCAGGCCGAAGACGTGATCAACATTAAAGCAGCGGAGCAGATGCGCCATGGTGAGCTGGGCGACGATGCTCATGATGCCCTGATCGCGATAGGCTGCCTCGACGAACCCGCCGCCCATATAGCCGAGGCGACCTGACAGATTGATCGCCGGGGCGCGCGAGAGAACAGGCAGCACCTGGCGCTTCGTGCCGAAGAACTCACGGTTCTTTAAAAGGCGGTTAAGGCCGCCGAACATGCGGGGCGCCCAGAGATACCGGCCGACCTCGATGCAGATCGGCGTCGCATCTTTGCGAACCTCGATCCAGAGAAAGCGATCGCTGACGTCGACAAAGGCAGTGTCCAGTGGCGACGTCAGCGAATAGCCCGGCACCTGGGCGACCCGATGCTTGTAGGCTTCGGGATCATTGCTCAGATGCACCGTAAAGCCGCCCTTCCGCAATGCGCCAACCATGGCGTCGATATGGCGATGAAGAGCGGTCGACGTGAACATTTTATTTCTTCTGGTCGAATCGGCGGGCGCCGGCAGATTGTACGGAGAATTCGGAACGACGCGAGGCCAAAGACGCGAGCCGATCAGCAATCACTCTGCAGAAGGCCGGATCTCGCTCAGCAAGGATGGCCCGGCATCCTTGCATATGCGCAGCAGCAGCAAGGCTGCCGCTGCCGGCGAATGGATCGCATACGACGCCACCGGCCGGGGCTGTGGCGCGGACGAGCTGCTGCAGCAGTTCTGTCGGCTTCTCGGTCGGATGAACGCGGGAGCGGCCAGGAACGCGCGACACAGCGATCAGGTTCGCTGCTCTGGTGTCGAATGCAGGCGTCGCCCCTTTGGTAAAATGCAGCACCATTTCGTGTCGCGGGCGGAATCCTCGGCCGAGGCCGGCATGGCCCTTGTCCCAAACGACCTGATTGCGCCAGCGCAAACCGCTGGTCTCCAGCGCTGGCGCCAGCATCGGCACCATGCGCCAGTCGGTGAATACCAGAAGGTTGCCGTCCGGCTTCAGCACGCGGGCCGCTTCGATCGCTGCATTCCGCAGCAGCCAGACCAGTCCGGCCGTCGTCATTGCATCGCCAACAAACCAGGGCCGATCGCTGCGGACGCCTTGGCTGCGTGCCGCCACGCGTTCCGATTCACTCGACCCTCCGGAGCAATACGGCGGATCGGTAATCACAGCATCGATGCTGCCGGTCTCCAGGCCTTTCAGCGCATCGAGCGCGTCTGCCCTGGTGTACTGGTGCTTGCCGATGCGGTTCCATTTTAAAGCGGTCATTCGATTGTCTCGCCTGACGCTCGCTGGCGCTCCGGTAAGGGACTCGCGGTCCTGATCTGGCTGAGCGTGCCACAACGCGGGCACTTGATCTCGACGGTGCCGGCGATCGCGCCGGGCGTCGATTTGAAAAGCAGCCGCTGGCAGCGGCCGCAACGAGTCGACTCCACGATGACAAAACCCTATGAGTCTCCCGCCCCTGCAGGGGTGGCGGGATGGCCAGAACGGGCCAGTTTTGGTCGTGCGAGATAGCAGCTCGCGGTTCGGGCTGGTGACACAGCCCAACCCCCGCCAATTTTGAGCGGGCGGGGTATTCAGGAATCCAGGCATTGATCTGGTAGGTCGTCGAGACTGATCGTCAGACTGCCGCCATTCGGCAGCGCTATGCCGACCTCGATCGCGCGGCTGAACTGATCGAACGCAATGCCCGTCACTTCGCCGTAGACTGCGTCGGAGACGCGGATCGTCGATCCGATCTCTAACGCTCGGGGGATGCCGGTGAGTTGGCTGGGCGGGCATTGTTCGTTCATTCTGCCGACGCGGTTGGCGGCCAGTCGGTTGTGAAGTCGTAAGCGATCAGGCCCTCGATATCGTCGGCGGCCGCCAGGGCAGACATAGCCTCGGAGTGATCGCGCTCGGCGCTATAGCAATCCTGCACATGATCCGAGACCGCATCCGCGATCGCCGTCATCTGCGTGGCATCGAGCAAGATCCAGCCATTCGCGCCCTTCCAGTCGATCTGCGTCGCTGGGTTGCGCTGCGCCTTGTTATAGGCGCCATTGATCTTCGCCTGGCTGCCTTCGTCGGTGCGGATCACAGAACCGCCCAGGTCGATGCCGGCCGTCTCGATGCGATACCGATGGGCAGCCAGGTCGGCCAGGCGGGCCGCCAGGATCTCCGCGATCGGACGCGTGACCACCGGGTAGGTGATCTCGTTACCAGTCTCGACCTCGTTGACCTGGTAGAACCGCTCGTCGACGACTGGGCGGGCTTCGCGCGTCACGATCTCCGCGCCGATCGCTTCCAGCTCTGCCGGCGGTGCGCTGAGCAGCCAGCCAGCGCCGAACTTCTGTTGATTGGGCAGGGTGAAGCCTGCCGTCGCGGCGACAATGCCGACACCCGGAATGCGATACTCCAGCATCTTCGTCTCCTATCGAGCTGTGCCCTGGGCGGCGCATTCGCCGGGGGCAAAGTTGACCTTGTTGAAAGCGATGTACACATAGCTGCGGCCGGAGCTATTAAGGCCGCTATCTGTGCCGCGCAGCTTGAAGCCATTGGCCAGAAAATCGACATTGATGGTCGATGCATTGTCTTCAGCGGCGGTCGTACCGAGATTCACCATTCTGTTCTCAGGATTGATGCCACGGTTGGCATAGGTCCGGGCCGGGTCGACGCCGTTCTTGCACTTCACATGCAGGAATGCCGGCTCTCCCTCGGTCTCGTTCGTCGGGCCATCGGCCGAACTGTTGCCGTCGAAGAGCCCAAGTGAGATATGCCCATACCCGTCGGCCAGGGAAATCCAGCGATAGGTTCCGCTTGGCATGCCGGAACCGACCGCGAAGCTGTTCGCCCCGATCGACGTGATGTCGGTCGCCGCTGCTTCGGCCGCGTTGCCGTTGAGATACAGCAGCGACCCAGGCGTAAGGTCCGGGTGGTAGATCGGATGCGGGCCACCGGCATCAGCACGGAATAGCAGGATCGCGCGGCGCGCAGTGTTGAGGTTGTCATTGACGACGGTCGGTGCTCCGTTCACATGCACGACCTGTCCGGTGGCGACACCATAAACGGCACCGACTCTCAGGCTGTGTGCGAAGTAGGCAGCGCCAGCCCCTAACGCCGGAAATGCCAGCTTGCCATTCGCCTGGTCGGCAGAGTCGAGGAAGTAGGCACTGTCGTCGCCAAAGCGCCAGCGCCAGCCTTCAGCGGCATAGTTCTTGATGATGTCGACATAGCTGTTGCCCCATGCCGAGCGGCGGGTTGACAGTTCTGTCAGCACGTTCGCGCCACTGTTGAAAGCCTGCACATAAGCGTTGCTGAGCTTCAGGTTGGCCGGCTTCGGATTGGCAGCGGCATTCAGCGTCAGCGCGCCGGCCGGTGGCGTGTTGGCGAATGTGCGCTGGCCGAAGTTGGCAATCGCAGTCCAGGAACCGCCGCCGCTGACCTGGGGCCACCACTTGCCGGACTGCAGGTTGAGCGCGGTCGAATAAACACCACCGCCACCAGATCCGCTAAAGGTTGGGTTTGTGCCGGCGACCGGATCGCCGCCGCCCATCCATGTGGTGACGCCAGCGCGCCGGCGGCCGATCCAATATTTGTTGGCATCGATGTCGACATAGTGAAGAGCGATATCGCCGACTGTATTCGGCGCATTCGCATCGGCGCCAGAAGTCGTGCCGAGGTGATGGATTGCGCCGTTGCCGCCATTACCGTACCAGCCGAAGGTGCCGGTCGCATTGCCGCCGCCGAGGAATGTGCGATTGGCGATGCCATGGACCGGGAAGCCGCCGGCGTTGAACTCGATCTCCCAGTAGCGCTTGCCGCTTTTCGGCAAAGCGACCGTTGCCAAGGCGGACAGTGCAGAGGTCGGCGAAGCTTTAAGGCCGCCGGCAGCCAATGGGCATATGCCAAAGCTAGCACTGCCCGTGCGGCCGATCGGCGATAGGGTGGCAAAGTTGCCGCGATAATCACTGCCAGAACGAAAATTGGTTGGCGTGTCTTTTACAAAATCCGCCACTGATATGTTTGCCGGCGTCCAGTGATTGCCGTTGCCGCTTCGATCCTTGAAACCTTCTGCTGCTGTCGCGGGCGCATCACCGGCATCTCCGACGAATGGAAGATAGAAGGCATTGGTTGCCACCGGCGTTGCATACTTTATCGGGCGCAGTGAGCCGCTTCTCGGATCGGCCTGATAGAAGGACGTGTAGTCGAGTGCAAGGCCGGGCACATTATAGACTTCGGCGAGAACGACATCCGAGAAGTTCCCGCCCGCCGCCGTGGTGCTGCCGATCGAATGCGCCACGGCTGAGTTCCAAGTATCGTCGGTATTCTGAGCTGGAACGCTGTAGGTGCCCCAAGAAATCAAGGCAGCGCCGACGGAAGCGACGAGGCGTAGGCTGGCAGTCGCCTGTGTCATGTCTACGGCGACGCAGAACAGATAGAAACCGGTGGTGTCCCTGAAAACCTGCGTGCTGACGCTGTCCAGATTTCCGACGCGGACCACAAGCTGATCAGACGAATTGAAGTAGATCGCGGCGGTGTTGCCGGGGCCGGCTGCCAGAAGCTCCTGCCTAACACCGAGCTTGCAGCGTTTTACCGCGAAAGCGCGGGTGAAAGTCTTTCGGTTTCCGTTTCCGGCAAAAGTGATCGCCGCGTTCGCGCTCGCGGAAGCGTCCAGGATGACGCTTCGTTTTATGCGATGCTTGCTGCAACCGCCCGGCAGCAGAGAATGGAAGTTCATGGCTGCCTCACAGAGCGTTTTCGCGCTTGGTCAGGAATACCTTGCCGTTAGACAGGGTGAGATAGACCAGGATATCCACGGCATTCGGAGTCAGGGTGAGCGAGATCGGCTCGTCGTTTTCGGTCAGCCAGTTGGCATGCGTGGATAGACCGCAGTTGCCGCCGACCGGCTGCCGCACCTCGATGATGCCGCATCGCGCGCCGACGATGCCGGTAGGATCACCGAGCGTCCGGCTGGTGGTGAGATTGAGCGAGTACGCGCAGGACTGCGACAGGTCGACGGCGATGGGCGACGCTTCGACAAGCGCCACATATTGGAAGCCCTTCGCCTTCATGAAAGTCTGCGCGACCGACAGATACACCACGTCAGCCAGGTCGATGGCGTTCTCGGCGATGTTGGCAATCGCGACTGCAAGCTGTGCCAGATCGTTTTCATCTGGCGTAAGGCCGCCGGCGACAATCGCGGCCACGATCTCGCGCAGCGGATGCTCGACGGCAGCGGCCGGTACCGGCGAGCCTTCGGTTCCGGTGCCGGGGTTCTCGTTCACATAGGGATCGTTGGCGGCGCCACCGATCGGCGGAACATACTTCATGGCTTACGCTCCTTCATAGGCAACAGTGAGGCCCGTATGGGCAGGCTTGAGCTGGTGCAGGCGGCATTCCAGATCTTCCGCCCTGGTGATCTTGCCCAGGCGATCGCCGATGCGGCTGGCGCCCGTGCGAAACGGCGTGATGCGCGGGCCGATCACCTTGACCTTCCAGTAGTGACGATTGATCGGTGCGCCGCCCAGATAGTCGCGACCGGTGCGGCTGCGGCCGCAGATGAAAGGCCGCGTTTCGCGGATCTCGATCGTGTAGCCGAGCCGCAGCGCCATCGACAGATAATAGGCAATCGACTGGCCACCGCGCGATGTCAGCTTCTCAACCAGGGCAGCGCGGCGCTCCTGCAGCGTTGTAGCGATGCCGGCGCTGCAGATGTCGGGCAGGCCGGCGAAGGCTTCCCATTCCGCCAGCAGCTCGCGCGTGGCGCGCGGATCACCTTCAAAGAGCAGATCGATCGAGCGGCCGTGCGCGCGCGAGAACTCAACCGCCTGGCCTTCGAGCAACGCCGTCTGGTTGGCTTCATCATCGGTCGGCCAGGCAGCGCCGCGCGGCTTCAGGCTCTGGAGCTGCTGACGGTAGTAAGGAACGGAACCGCGGATCAGGTCCATGTGATGACTCCCGGCACGGCGATCTCACCGGTCGCATGGTTGACGTTCGCGGCCGGCACCGTGATCACGTTGTCCGACTCACCGGTGGCGAGCGACACGGCTTCACGGATGCGGCTGACCAGGATCGAGCCGCCCGGAACGGCGTCGCGATAGATCATGTCGGCGATCTGCTGCTCGATCGCGCTGCGGATCGTCGGCGTATCCGGCACCGGATGGATCGTCAGGTCGAGCGGCACCGCCACAGGGGCGACGACTGTGACGTCAGCCGTTACTGGCCGGCGCTCGTCGATCCACGCCTGCAGGGCATCCACATCGGCCGGCAGCGGAATGCCGTTCGCATGAGTGTCGTCATCCATCATGAAGCGGACGGAGACGGTGCCAATTCCCAGCTCGCCGGGGTAAACCCACGCCCTGGTCACGCCTGACATGGACAAAGCCCAATTCAGATAATCATGCCGCGCACCGCCTTGCGGCGGCTGCTGTACGCGGGCCGTAAGGCGCTTTGCGAGCGATGCATCGGTCTCGGCTTCGGCGCCCGAACCAAGCCCGTCTTCATCGACAACCGCGACGGTCTGCACGCCAGCGATCGGCGAGACCATAGAGAGCTGCACGCCTTCGGCCGCATTGCCGGCACTGCCCGCCACCGAAGCGACGACGTCGACCGGCTGGTCGGCCAGAGTCGTGATGATCTCGGCGACAGTCTGATACTCGATCCCATCGGCGCGCCGTAGCATCGTGGCGGCCGGGATTACCGTGCCGATCGGCGCGGTGAAGATCGCCTTGCCGGTGGCGGCGACGGCCGGGTTGCGCGCGATGCCCCACCAGCTCGCATGCTGCTCCAGATACTCGCCGTCGGCCGTGTAGGGGAAGTACTGCCGCGAGAGACTATCCAGCCAGCCATAGACGATATGGAACTCGTCGGCATTGACCTGGCCGAGGATCTTGGTCGGGCTGTAGCGGAGCTGCAGGCCGGGCTGGCGGCTCTCGATATCGGCCGCGATGCGGTCGCGGACTTCCTGCAGGGTAGGACGGTTAAACGGCATGGAAGCCCCCCAGCTTTTCCCAAAGCATCTGGAAACGGAAAGTCAGTGCCGGCACGCTGGGTCGGTGCAGCACGATCTCAGACAGCACCACACCGCGCGCCGGGAAGCTCTCGGTGATATCGATCGACGAGACGACTTTGTCGGTGATCAGCCACTGCAGCGCTTCGCGGTCGTATTCCTCCAGGCGCTGCAGGACTTCGGGCACTTGCTTCTCGCGATAGAGCAGCCAGCGGCGCGAACCGATCTTGGCGTCGCCATGCCAGCCGCGCCGGTCACGATACAGCGTCGCCGGCACTGCGCCGGTGCGCGGTTCGTCGGGCAGCCGATCGTCGGGCTTTGCCCGCGCATCGGTGAACAGGCTGATCACCACCGCGTTGTAGAGCTGTGCCTCGTCGTCATTGGCTAACGTCTTGGCCAGGTCGAAAACCTGCCGGATCTCGTCGAAGGCGAAAAAGAAATCGGCCATCACGGAATCTCCGGCGGATTGATGGCATTGCTGCTGCCGGCGACGGCGCCGATCGTCCAGGTGTCCTTTTTGGTCGGCAGCCATTTCTCGCCATGGCCGGCGCAGTCGATGGCGGTCTCGGTTTCGGAATGCACGCGCGCCTTGCCGCCGCGCAGCTCGGCGGTTTCGTCGCCCTCTATGATGATCTTCGGCGCCTTGATATGTAGCGTGCCGTCTTCTGCCAGCTTGATGAACTTGCCCAGGTGATCGTAAAGCATCACTTCGCCGGCCTTCAGGTTCTTCGGCCGGTACCGGCGGTCATCGATCGCAGCCACGGCCAGGTGCGAGGTGATGCCGCCGATCGCCACGACCAGGACGTCGGCGCCAGCAAGCGGCACAGACGTCAGGCCGTAATTCTGGAAGCGCTCGCCGGCGTGCAGATCCTCGGGGTCGCGCACCTTGAGCTGCACGACCTGCAACCCGGCGCCATCATTCAGGCCAGCCAGCACGGCGCGGCTGATCATCAGGGCAACACGGTTGCGGAGCGGGCGCATCAGATCGGACAGTGCGGCGAGCATATCCATCACCACACCAGACCTTTCACCACCGGCGTCGCCAGCAGCTCATAGGCTTCCTTGCGGACCAGGGCGATCTCGGCAATCGTGCCGTCTTTGTCGTTCTGCACATAGTCGACCGACTTGATCAGCAGCTCGCCGTCGTAGCGCAGCAGCGGACTGCGGACCAGGACGCAGTGATTGGGCTTCCACAGCGGGCCGGTCAATCCATTCTCGCGCCAGCCCATGGCCGTCACGGTGACAGCGTCACCCTTGCCAAGCCTGGTGTTGGCTTCCCAGGTCGCGCGATCCTGCAGATGCTCGATGCCGCCGACGTCTTCGGCGACGATCACCAGCGGGCGATAGCGGGTGACGCCGGGATCTTTCGCGCGGCCGACGCCATGCGCGAAGTCGGTGGCGCTGCCGCCCTCGAAACCAGGCTGCTGCCCGATCACGATGTATTCGGAATGACGGCCGCGCATGGACAGCTTGCCGTCGCCCGACTTCATGTTCTTGCCTTCTTCCAGCATCACGCCATGGCGCGCGGTTCCGGCACGGCAGAGCAGAAGACCGCCAAGGCCGTCCGCCATAGACATGACGCCGCGCTGCTTGCAGGCGCGATCGATGGCGGCATGCGCGGTCTCGGCCTGCTGCAGGGCGAAGCGATCGAAGGGCTTTCCCATGTCCGTCTGCGCGCGAACGGGAATGCCGAAGGGCTGGCAGATCGTGCTGGCGATGCGATCAAGAGTCAGGCCCGACCATTCACCAGGGCGGTTGATGGCAGAGCTATCGACCAGGTCGCCGGTATGGTCGCGGCCGCGCACGGTGATTGTATGGTTGGCATCGTCGAAGCCGGGGTCGACGTCATCGACAAAACCGGTGATGACGGTTTCGCCCTCGATCGCAACCTTGCAGCTCGATCCGCGTTTGATCGGCGACGTCGCCAGCCGGCCACCCTTCGCGGTGTAGGGATCGGTGACGGACAGCTCGAAGCTGCCGGACAGTTCGTCCAGGCCGCGATGGATCTTCACGCTTTTCCAGAAGCGATAGATCGCGCCGTCGATATGAAGGGCGACGTCAGGCATCGGTCACCACCTCGATCTCGCCAGGCGGAACGAAGCCCGGATGCCGGATGCGCGGATTGCGCGCCAGGATCTCGGCCTCGCGGCCGGCGCCGCCATCGGCCGCATCGCCATAGAAGCGATGCGCCAGCACCAGCGCCGGCACCGGGCCGTTGACCTGGTAGCTGACCAGCTCGGGCACATTGGCGCTGCGGACAGACAGATCGCGCACGGTGGCAGCGCGCAGCTCTGCCATCGGCCGGTAGACCTGGTCGCTGGCGCGCGGCAGCGTTTCGTCGAAGGCAACCGTCACGTCGTCACGCAGGCGGATGGCTTCCTGCCTGGTCGGCGCTACGGCCTCGGCCGACATGCTCGATGCATCGAGCAGGCCGCCGCGACGGATCAGCTCGATAAAGGCAATCTGGTTGTCGGCCTGCTGCTGCCGCGAGATCGTCGTCGGCAAGACCGGCGTGTACTGGCTGCCGTAACTGTTCCAGCTCAGGCCCTGGTCGACCGGGCGGCGCCAGCTCAAGCCGCTGAAACTCTGCAGCGGGTTGGTCGGCCGCCAGCTCAACAGGCCAAGCACGCGCGAGGCAAGTGTTGTCGGCTGCCGCAGCAGGCCGTCGACCTGGTTGAGCGACAGCATGCGATCCGCCTGCAGGCTGCCGCGATCGAGCTGGTCGAGGAAGTCGGTCACCAGGTTGCGGCCGGCGTCCTGGACAAAGTTCGGCTGGTTGTCGATCGAGAAGACGCGAGCGAAGTCTTCGATCGTCGCCTGCTCGGCCGTTCCACGCCGCTGGATCACGACGGCCTGTGTGTCGGCCGTGGCGGCCGGGAACTCGATATTGCCGCTGCGGACGAAGGTCAGCGAGAAGCGTGTCATGCGCCGCTCGGCGATCGACTCCGTCTGTTCGTATTCCGGCACTGACACCGTGAGCTGGCCATAGCGCGGATGCACCAGCTCCCCGACGCCCTTGGTATCCAGCGCCTCGGCCAGTCGCTTGGCCTGGTCGTGGTGGTCGGCGCCGATGACATGCGCCTTAAGCGTGAACCGCTGCGGCGCCAGGCCGAGATCCTCGAAGGCCGCTTCGTCCTGGTTGGGGTAGCTATGCGTCGGGCCGCGACGGCCGCTGCGACGGCCATGCTCTTCGACCATGAAGGGCACGCCCCGGAAACTGGCCTGGCGCCACTCGATGCCGTCGGTCATGGCATCACCATGCCGGGGCCGCGCGAGAGCGTGGTGGCGAGATCCGCTCCATCGCTGGCACGCATACCCGACACTGAAACGCCGGCCGGCGTCTCGATGCGAAGGTCGACGCCGACCTTCTGGTCTTCCCGGCTCTGGAAAAACGCAGCCAGCTTGTTGGCCAGGGCCTCGGCCGCCTCGCCACCGAACAGGGCGCCGGCGCCGGCGCCCAGCACGCCACCCGCAACGGTGCCGGCGCCAGGCAGGATCAGGCTGCCCAGCAGTGCGCCGAGCTTGCCGCCAGCCCAGGCGCCAGCCATCTGACCGGCGACGTTAGCGCCGCCTGCGATCTTCTCCCCGGTGCTGGCATTGGCGTCGGTTGCCACCATACCGAGCTGCAGCGCCGCCATAGCGGCCCCTGCAGGCAGGGCAAGGCGCGACAGGCCGCCGAGCCGCGCGCCGAGCCGGCCGCGCCCAGCGGGCGCCAGATCGCCTCCCATGGCCGTTCCAAAGGTGCCCCGGCCATAAGCCGTCTGCGGCCAGTTGGTCACGCGCACCGCGACGATGCCGGCACCGGCTGGCCCAGCACCGCGACCAGGCGCGGCGCCAGGCTGCCCGGCGCCCCGGACCCAGTCGATGGCGTTCTTGGTCGCTCGGATGCCCTGGATTGCCTTGACGCCAACAACCAGGGCGCCAACGCCGGCGGCGCCCCAGGCGAGCGCGCGCATCGCCCGCTCCAGGTTCTCCGGCTTGATGCCGTTGATCTGGTCGGCGAAGAAGCGGATCGGGCCGGTCAGCGCGGCCGTGCTGAAGGTCGTGTAAACCGTCTTTAACGACTGCATCGCGGCGGATGCTTCCTTGGCCGCGCGAGCTGAGTCGGTCAGCAGGGTCGACCCATCGCCGCCGGCATCCAGGAATTTGCCGAAGCTCTCGAAGCCGCCGGTCTGTTTGAACTCGGCAACCGCTCCGTTGAAGGCGCGCATCGCCTCGCTATCGAAGACCTGGCTGAGTTTCAGGGCATCGCCGCCGGTCTTCTTGATGATGTCCTGCATGATGTCGATCACCGACCGCATCACCTTCGGGTTCTTCGGGTCCATGATCTGGATGCCGCCGGCCTTCAGCATCTTGACCTTGTCGGCATCCTGCAGGGTCCGCAGCAGCGCCTCGAAAGCGGTGGCAGCCTGTTCCGGACTCGATACGCCGCGACGGATCATCTGCAGCGCCGCGCCCATCTCGGTCATGGCCTGTACGCCTTGCCGGCCGGTGACGGCATAGGCCGAGGTGACACGCGAGCCTTGCGTGGCCAGGTTGGCCAGCGTGAAGGCGCCGGCCTTGCCCTGGGCGGCGATCGCATCGGTGGCGGCGAGGATCTGCGCCGAGTCCTTGATGCCGAATTTCTCGAAGGCATCGGCAAACATCGAACCGACGTCGGCACCGGCCGCGCCGGTCGCCTGGATGGCCAGGCCGATATTGCGGATGTTGTCGCGGGCCAGTTCCAGGTTGCCGGTCTTCTCCAGAATCTGCTCGATCGCCGCCGTGATCTCGCTGGAGTCGACACGGATGTCCGGCATGTTGGCTACCTGCAGGATCTGCCGGCGCATGGCATCGACCTGGTCAGCCGTCATGTCGGCGGCGATGCCGAGCCGGGTAAAGCGCATCTCCTGGTCGACCAGCATCTTCGCGGTGCCAAGGCCGGCCGCGCCAGTGATCAGTGCCGTGTAGCGATTGCCCAGACTGTCTATCGCGCCGCCGGCGAGCTGGGCGGCGCGGCCGACGCGACCGAGATCCTTGTCGCTCCGGTCGGCCATGCCCCGGATCGCATCGCCCATGCCTTTCGCCACCGCAGCGACGTTGCTGCGAAGCATGACGGAGACTGAGGCGCGGAGATCCTTCATTTGATCAGACTGTTGAACCGTTGAACCAGGGCGGAAAACTCGACGTTACGCAGACGCTCGATCTCAGGCAGCCAGAGCCGGAACTCCCGCACCGGCATCGCCAGAACGGCATCGAGCGACCGACCCGTCGCTCGCGCCATCACCAGGCAGGTGAGCCGCAGATCCGCGATCAGGTCTCGATCGGGATCTGCGGCGGCACTATCGCCCCGCCTGGTCTTCCGGTTTCGCCCCCCAGGCGGCGTGTTCCTTGTCCATCAGCTCCATGGCCGCATCGAGCCGGCCGAAGTCGTCAAACTTCAGCGTGCGGATCAGCAGCTCGCCTGGATTTTCGTGCGTACCGATCCGCACGACCCGACGTGACACAGTCCGCAGCGAGCGCTGGTTGTCGCTCGGCGGCACCGGGACGGCCTGGTTGCCGATCGTGACGATCGTCGGCCGCTCGGCTTCAAGGACGTCCTCGACCGTCATCTCGCGGATCACGGCTTCGGTGTGGGTAACGCCTTCGAGCAGCAGGCCGGTGCGGAGCTTTACAGTGCGCGTCTCCATGGCGGTCATGCGCCGGCTTCCTTGACCATCTTGTGATCGGCGTTGAAGACCAGCTTGTGCTTGCCGCCATCGCCGGCCTTGATGCCGCGATCGTCGCTGGCTTCCCAGGCGTTCGCCATGGTGTAGGTCTGGCCGGTGTCGCAGCGCACGACAACGGTCAGGTCATCCATGTTCTCGTAGTTGGCCAGGCGGGTGCCCGGCCCGTAGAAGATCTCGGCCTCGACTTTCGCCGGCGCGAACTCGACCGAGAAGTTGGCGCCCTGGTCGCCATTCTGCGTCTTGCGACGCTTGCCGCCCTTATCGAAGGTGGCGGAACCGGGCACGATGTCGAGCGGCGTGCCGTTGACGGTGATCTCGACGACGCCGAGACGCTGACGGGGATTGACCATGGACTTCTCCTTTGCCTGGTCCGATTACAGCCGGAACTCGATCTTGCTCGCGTAGATGCGGAGCTGGTTGACCAGGTCGGGGGGGTTGAGGACGTTGACGCGGTTCGGATCGTCCGCCGAGCGCTGGACGATCAGGTTGGCGACATAGTCGTCGATATTCTCGACCAGGCCGGCACGCTGCCATTCCATGGCCAGCGCGATCAGCTCGTCGCGGATATCCTTCGGCCGCACCATCGCCTGGCCAGGCGCGATCTCGTTGCCATCGTCGGTCAGCTTCATGCGCGGGAAGCGCAGCAGGATGCGCGTGCGTTCCGTGTAGCGCAGCAGAGCCAGAGTGGCGACGGTTTCCAGATCGAGCAGCGCCGTATCGTCGGCGCCGGCGGCGTTCTTCTGGTAAGTCGTGACGGCGCGCTCGATGTAGACCGTGCCATCGTCGCCCAGGCGACAGGTGGCGATGCCATCGAAGAGCAACAGGTTGCGTTCCTGCTGGTTGAAATGCTTCGGGCCGATCAGCGCGCCGGGCATGGCCACATTCTGCAGTGGCCGTGCCGGATCGATGCCGAGCTGGAAGGTGCTGACCGCGCAATAGATGGCGGCCAGCACATAGGTCGGCGTCAGGGCATCGTTGCTACCCATGATCGTCGCCAGGCCGTCATTGCGAGCGTTGCCGAAGGTGGCGAGGTTGCCGAAGGTGTCGCGCTTGAAAGAATACGCCTTGGCATCTTTCATCACGGTGCCGGTCCAGCGCGCGTCGAGATCCAGCTTGAGCGCGTTGAGGCTGGTTGTGTCGGTCCAGGGATTGACGATGTCGGTGAACCAAGTCTCGCCCATCGCCTCGATCGCGTCGGCAATATCCGGGTTGCCGGCGCCGGCGGCCATGCCGACGATCGTGACAGCCAGGCCGGCCGGCAGCGTCTCGTCGGGATAGAAGCCCGCGCGCATGTCGATATCGTTGCCGCAGAGACCCTTGTGGCGCGCGGTGCAGGTGACGACGGCGTTGACCGCAGCGGCCGTGACCGGCATATCCGCGTTCGCGTTGATCGCGGCGGCGATCTTGGTCGCGGTCGCGTTGATCGAGTCACCGGCGGCCACGCCCACGCCAACCTTCACGCCGGCGATATAAAGCGGATAGACGCCGGAGCTGGTCGGCGCGCCGGTGACGGTGAGCGTACCAGTCGCGGCCGTACCGTCGGCCTTGTCTTCGAGCGCGATCACCCAGCACTCGGTCCAGCCATTGGCCTTGAGTGCGGCCTTGATCATGGCCGCGCCCATCGAGCCGCGGCCGCAGAGCGCATCGCCATCCTGCGGGCGCGTGACGCGGGTCGCAACGCCGGCGGCGAGCGTACCGGTGGCGAGCTTCTGCGTGAAGATCACGATCTTGTGCGGGAAACCCGGCAGGCCGCGCACGGCACGCTGCGTCGAGATCTCGACATAGGCGCCGGGCAGGCGCAGCGAAAGCGGAATGGTCTCGAAGTTCATGGTGCTTCAGCTCCTCACTTGACCGGCTTCGCGGCCTTGGCGGTGGTCTCGATCACGTCGCCGTCTTTCAGACGACGGCGCCAGAAGGTGTTGCGCGGCACGGCCTCGCCGTCATTCGCCAGCAGCCCGCCGCTTTCCTTGCGGACGCGCTTGCCCTCGGCGGCTTTGACGAACATGGTCTCGGTGTTGGACATGGAAGCTCCTTAGTCCTGTGGCAGTTGTACGGTTTGCTGAGAGTCGACCTTGTCGGCGGCGCGCGGCAGCGCCGGATCTTCGGGCGGCGCGGCATGCGGCGGCACATCCCATTGCGAAAAGTAGGTTTCAAGGTTGCCGTCTTCGCCGACCGGCTTGCGGGCCTGCTCGAAATAGCCGCCCAGGAACTCGATCGAGATCACCGACGCATAACGGTCGCGCGTCGTCGAGTTGATCACCGGCACCGCTGCACCAGGTTCAAGCGGGTCCATCTGCAGGCCGAGCATCTGTTCGGACAACAGCATGCGAATATCCGCCGCGATCTGCACCGAGCCGACATCATTGTCGGAGCCGATGCGGCCGGCCGCCTGGTTGCGAAGATTCTTCGAGCCGCAAAGGATGGCGAACTTCGGGAAGACCTGACGGCCGCCCTGGCGGCGCTCTGGCGGCTGCCAGTCGCCGACATAGGCAACCAGGGCGCAAGGGAACTGCGCGGTGAGCTGGGCGAACTCGTCTGTGTCGAATTGCCCGGAATAGGATTCGACCTTCTTCAGCTTGTAGCCGAGCGCGTCGCCATTCGATGCCTGCTTGATGCGGGCGGCGATCGCATTCTCGATCTGGCCGATGCCGGTGACTGGATCGCTCATGCACCGCTCCAGGCGCCGCTGAGATAGTCGTCGACCGCCTCGGCGATCATGGCATCGTCTTCGGTGCTGAGACCGAGATACTGCCGGGCCGGGATCGTGACCTTCTTGTTGCGACCGGCCTGACCGCCGAAATTGTGGATGGCGGCATAGATGACATTCGTCCCGACCTGGGCGGTCGTGGCAGTATGCTCTGCCGTGATGGACTGGAACAGGCGATTGGAGGCGCGCAGCAGCTTGGCGCTGGCCATCTTCGCTTCGGTGCCCTTACGGGCCTTGTAACGGTTGTTCTTGAAAAACGCCTTTCGGCCTCCAGCGCGCTCGCGCAGCGTCACAGCGGAGAACAGGCGCCACTTCTTGCGCTCGGGATCTTGCTCCAGCTCGAAGCGGCGATGCGTGGACACCAGAAGGCTAAGCGAGATGTCGCGCATCAGCGGCGCGGTATCGCGGCCGGCCTTCTCCAATTCATCGAAACGGCCGGCAAGGCCGGCCAGCTCGCTAAGATTCCTGGTTAGCGTGGTGCCGGTCATCCGATGTAGCCTTTCAGATCGGCCGGCGTGATGGGCGACGGTTCGGAATAAAACTGGATGCCGCGCTCGGCGGCCGCAGGCGCCTCGATATCGAGCTGCACTTTTCCACTGGCGATCTTCTCCAGGGACTTGATCGCGTCGTCGTAAGCGTCGCGCACAGCTTCGCTCACCTGGCCGGTCCACAGCGCATGGCGCGCGATCGGACATGCGATGTCGACAATCTCGCGCGGAATGGTGCCGGTAAGCGGCACGCGATAGCGCCCGCGCAGATGCAGGTCGATCAGGGAGTCGGCGCTTTGCAGCGCTGCCTCCACGACCGCGTCAACAACCGTGTCGCCCCCATCACGGTTGGTCCGTTCGGCCAGCTCTTCCTCGGAATAGCGGTCGATCAGATCCTGCTTCGTCGCATACGCCATCGCGTGCCGTGCTCCCCCGGCTTACTTCTGCTCGGGTGCGACCAGCTCGATCACCTTGGCGGCGAGCAGGTCGGCAGCAGTGTCCTCGTCCAATTCGACGACGGCACCGATCGGCGTGGGCTTCTTGTCGACGCCGTGCAGCGTCGACAAGGCGCGGTACTTCTGGCTCTTAGCTTCGGTCTTGGCCATCTGCGGCGCTCCTTAGTCGATCGCCGTCGAGATCAGGTAGCCCGCATCGGGGCATACCACATGCTCGCTCTGGCTTTCCCAGACGCGCACGCGCTGGCCACCACGGGCGCCGATATCGCCATCGGCCTGCACGCCGGCCTGGCGGGTGCCACGCGGAATCTGCAGGGCGAAGGTGACCTTGCCGTTGCCGTTGGTGGCGCTGCGATCGCGATACATGAAGGAGATCGACTTGCCCCAGATGTAGCCAAGCGAAGCTGCCTGGCCACGGTTGGCGGTGTTGTAGCGCGCCTTGCCGACCAAGATCTCGTCCAGCTCGAAAGCCGCGGCCAGATCTTCCTTGCTCACATAGCCGCGCGTGCTGGCCGCACCGTAGCAATGCGCCACGATCTTCGGATGCACGCGTACCTTATCCCAGACGGCCCCGCCGAAGACCGCGACGTTCGGGCGCGCACCGATCGGCGTCGAGACAGCGGTCTGGAAAACCGTGACGGGATCGGAGTTGGCAAAGTCATTCAGGCGGGCGGTGCCCACCAGCGCGACCTTGTTGGCGGCCGGATAGTAGTTCGTATTGAACACCATCTTGGCGACACGGCTCTCGCGTGCCAGGGTGACCAGATCGGTCACGGTCTCGACCGCGTTCTTCACCGGGTCGATCTTGCCGCCACCGGCGCGCGCGTCATCGATATCGTCCTGCGGGATCGATGAGTCGAGCGCGTGGTCCTTCGTGCTGCCATCCTTTTCTTCGGCCGAGAAGTTGATCTCGTTCGGCTGGCTGCGACGACCGACCAGGGTTTCGGGAATGGTGAAGCCCTGGGCGAGCGGGAACTCGTAATACTTGTACTGGGACTTGCCGATCGGACTGACGCGCGGCACCGCCAGGTCGCTGATCAGCGCCTGATCGGGATTGCGGTAGGCAATGGAGATAGCGGTCAGTTCCGGATCTGACGGAAACGGCTGGTTGTTCGACATTGTCGCTCCTTGAAGCGTTAGAGGTTAGGCGCCCTGTTTGACGCTCGGCGCGATCATCATCTTGCCGATGTCGCCGGCAGCGCCGGCCACTTCGGCAATGCCGATGATGCGGTGATTGACGCCGGCACCAGGCGCGGACGCGATGGCTTTGCCATCAGCGTCTGAAGTCAGCTCCTGACCTCGCGTGACGTTGCCGCCATACTCGACGTCGACGAGGCCGGACTTCACCAGGTCGACCGTGTCGCCCGCCGCAGCGGCGCCAACCTCGCGGGTGACGCCTATCGACAGATCTGTCGCTGCGGCGGCCTGGACAACCTCGTTGCTAGTGCCGGACGGCTTGCAGATGCGGAACGCCGCGATGGCGGCGGCCGCGATGTACGCTTTCGTGAGACCAGGCATCGCCATGATGGCTTAAGCTCCTTGCTGCTTGATGCGTGCCACCGCCTGGACAGCGGTGATGTGGACACCCTTCGCCGCTTCCGCGTCGATGAGTTGCAGAGCTGCTTGGCCGACCGCTTCAGGGTCGGACAGATCAACCGACGTCTCCGTCAGCGCCGCGCGCTCACCGAGGTCGATCGCCTTGGGCAGCGATTCGAGAAACTTCTTGAAGGCGTCGGTCGACGGCAGCTTCACAGCCGCGTCGCCTTCGCCGAACGAAACCTCGTTGCCGCCATCCAGCTCCTGCAGGATCGTCAGCACCATCGGCTTCTGGGCCGGAGTGAGACGGCCCAGACCGATCAGGCCATCGGCGAATTCGGCATTGGCCGCTTCTCGCACCTTGCGGTCGCGCGCGTCGAGTTCGGCCTGGCGTGCATTGAGCGTGGCCTCGCGATCGGCCAGCTCGATTTCAGCGGGCGTCTTGACCGGCGGGTTGGGTTGCGGCTCGGGCTGCGGCTGCGGCTCGGAGAAAGAGCCATCGGCAATAGCGGCTGCTTCCTTGCGCGCGGCGGAATTCGCCATGCCCTCGATCTCCCATTCGGGGAAGATTTTCTCGGCCGCGTCCTGGCCTTCCTTGTCGATGATCCAGTTCTTGAAGCGACGGAAGGCTCCAGCGATGCGCGACAGATCCCAGCCGTCGGCGAACTTGTCCTCGGCAAAGTCGAAGGCAACCGTGTCGGCATCGTCTTCGCCGAAGCTCACCGCGCCCAGGCCTTTCACGGCCGGCGGCTGCGCGCCGAGGAAGCCGAGATGCCGCAGGCTCCATTTTCCTGGAGTCGGGTTGTTGGCTGCGGTCGGTGTGTAGAACGAGGCGGAGACGTGCTTGAACTTGCCGGCATTCACCAGCTCGGCGAACGCGGGATCGACCTGGTCGGGATCTGCTTCAAGGAACCCGTCAGCCAGGCTCACGCCCTTAATCCAGCCGAAGGCCGGCGCATCGAGCTTCGGATGGCCGATCACGATCGGCGCCTGGTGCTTGGCGGGGTCGTAGCTGGCGGCGATCTCCTGGAGCATCGCCTCGGTAAACTCGACACTGGCACCGGCGACCGACGTAAACGTTCCGGTACGCAGGATGCGGATGGGCTTCTTCTTGTCGCTCATGGCGGGGTCCGGCACCTGTTGAAAAGGGCCGCTGGACACAGCGGCCGGAGAAGTGCCAACCTAATGACGGACGCCCCGCCCGGATCAGGGCGCAGGGCTGCGCCCTGGCCCCGTCCACCCCACAACGGATTGCACCCCGCCCGAACCGACCTCCCAGATCTGGGGGTCGGTCAGTATCCAAATAGGCCCGCGAAGGCCTCTTACGGCGTTTTTGAGAGGGGTCGGGGGTAAGCGCAGCTACGCCGGTAGCCAAAACGGCTCCAGGGCCGCCAGAAGGCCTTTGCGCCCCCTGATTTTCGCTTTCCCGGAAAACCGGGATTTCCGTTGACGGTCCCCTCGCTGGTGGTATGGTTGCCACCTCTGGCCCGGCCGGGCCGTCTTCCCTTTGGCCGGGTTTAGCGCCGGGCGGGTTCTAACGGGAACCCCCCGGCCTTACACACTCACCTCCGATACAGTAACCGGCCTTGGCGCACCCCCGCCAAGGTCCGGGCTTTCGCGCCGGCGAAGGTCGTGAAGCCCGACCAGCGGCCATTGTCGCAATCGCAGACCAGGATCAGCGCCTGGTCCTTCTCCAGCTCGAAGCGCTTGGCATAGCGGCGACGCAGCAGCACGCGGCCCGTCGTGTTGTCGCGCGCCCAGGTCACCCAGATCTCGGCGGGCGCCTCGATCGCTTCGCCGAGCAGCGGGAAGAATCGCTCGCGGCCATCGAGCAGTCGCTTGCGGTCTTCGGCGATGTGATCGGCGAGCGCCTGGTTGATCACCACCTTCGCGCCGATCGGATCGGTGAAGGTTTTCTCTTCGCCGCCGAGAGCCTGGCGCAAGGTCGCGCGCATCTTCGCTTCGTTGCCGCGCGCATAGCCAGCGAGTTTCGCTTTCGGTTTGTCGACCGGCAGCTCGGGCAAGTTGACGGCATCGCCGCCATCGAGCGGCATGATCGGCTCGAAGCGCGGCGCGTTGCGAAGTGACGTGAGGTCTGCGCCATGACCGAAGCCGGCGATACCGGGATTGTAACCGAAGCCCGGATCGATGCCCTTCGGTGTCCGCACCGTCACTGCGCCTTGCGGCGTCTTCACCTCTTGCGAGACCCACTCGACCTTCGGATCTTCGCTGACGGTGAGCTGCAGTGATTTCAGATCGCGCGACGCCAGGCTCTGCGTCGTGCAGCGGCAGCGCCAGCCGCAGGACGGGTGATGAGTGCGCCACCATTCATGGTCGATCGGCAGCACCGTGTTGTGCCAGGCACGATGCTCCGGCCGCGTCTCGGAATCCAGCACCGCGATATAGCGCAAATAGGGCCGCTGCTTCTTCGCGGCATTGGCCTGCTCCCATTTGCCGGCGTTGTACGCCTGGCGAAGGTTGGTGTCGAAGATGACGCGCGACCGCCAGTTACGGCCGCCCTTGTAATCCCAGCCATGCCGGGCGACGGTCTTGTCGAAAGCCTTGCGGAAATCCTCGATCGTCGTGCCTTCCGAGATCGCGCGGTCGACCGCCTCGCGCAGATCCGAAAGCAGCGTCGCCTGCTGCGCACCGGCGACGACGAATGCAGGCCCGTGCATGCCTTCCCAAAGATCGGTGTACGACTTGGTCGGCAGGTTCACTTTGCGGCGATAGAAGTCGATCGCTTCCTTGAATGGCAGATCCGCGACTTCAGGCACGATCAGGCTCCGACGTTGAACTCGTCGCGGCCCTGCAGATTGGCGAGGGTCACCACCTGCTGGATTAGCTCACCGAGCGCCGGCGCCGGCGCGTCGGGGTACAGCTTGACGAGGCGTTCGGCAAACTCCGGCAGATCCTTGCAGTCGTCGAGCAGTTTGCGCGCGGCATCGAGCTGCTGCTCGATCGGTGTCGCCGCAGCCCGGTCGAGCTGGTCGGCCAGATCGTCAACGCCGTCGCGCGGCTTCGACGGCTCCGCCAGGTCGACGGTGGGTTTCCCCGGCGTCGCCGGCGGCGCTTCAACCACTGCAGGCACGGACGGCGCCGGCGTAAGCTCCCAACCGTCGCCATACCGCTCCTGGATCAGCTCCAATGTCGGCCGGAATCCCATCTGAGCGACCTTGCTATCGCGCTCGGCCAGCTTGTCGAGATCTTCGGCTTCCTCGGTGTGGCGATACAGGCGCGGCGGCAGCGCGCCAGGGAAATTCCATTCCGTCAGCCAGCGCGCCGGCCCAAGGTTCCAGCTCTCGCAGATCAGATCCGCATCGGCCTTGACCAGGTCGCCGCGCACTTCCTGGTGAACCTTCGCCTGGCTCATGCTGCTGCCGTCGTCCGTCGTCATCGTCTGGCCGACGACGATCTTCGAAATCGCGGCATCCATCTTTTCCAGCAGCGTGTCGTAATCCGGCGTCGCCGACTTGGCGGCTTCGAGCAGGGCGAGCTGCACGCCCTTCGGCGTGATGATGGCCGAGGCGTTGCGTAGCGAAGTCAGCGCTCGCATCAGCGTGGCCTTTTCCTCCGGCGTTGCGCCGGGATCGTACTGGCCATGCGCGCTCGGGATGGCCAGCTTGTCCAGGAACGTCATCCAGGCGGCGATGCCCTGGCGCTTAAAGAACACCGGCCAGTATAGGTAATGCCCCAGCCCGAGACCATAGGGTTCATCGTCATGCTCGGCGCCGGTGCAGTAGTGCCAGAACTTCCGCTCGGGCAGCAGCTCGCCGGCTATGTCGCGGCCGTTTAGCAATCGCAGCCGGCGGGCGCCGTCGTACCTGAAACGGGTATGCTGCCGCACAAGGATTTTCTCCGGCACGATCAGCTTGCCGTCGTAAGCCCACATGCACTCGGCCACCGCGTAGCCATAGAATACGCCGGACAGCATCAGCGTCGTCACGCGATCGAGTCCGATATTCTGCAGTTGCTCGCGCATGAAGTCAGCCGCCTTCTGGCTGGCCGCGTCTTCGCCGCCGGCGTCGACGCTCCATTCGGCCGACACCACTGCCAGCTTGCGCTGATCGAATGTCGCCTTAACCTGGTCGTCGCGGCCGATCTCCTGATAGATCTTGTAATCGCCGCCGCCGCGCGACTTAAGCACGGTATCCGAAGGCGTGGCCAGCGCGTCGACAAACGGAGCACCCGGCGCCTTCGATGCGGCCGCCAGCTCTTCCATGATCGGCTTTTCGTTCGTTTGCGTCACGACGCTCATTGGTACCCTCCTAAATCAAGCCGCCCGCCAGAATAGTCGCCGTAACTTCCATCGCGGGTGTTCGCCGCCATGAACTCGATCGGCGCTACTTCGATGCGGCTGGCGCAATGCATCAGAAAATTAGCGATGGCAGAGTCGCCGTGGCGCTGCATGCCTTTCATTCCGCCCTTGCCGTCTTCGCCCTTGATCTTCCGGCTGTCGTCACGCGGAACCTTTGGGACACCACGAATCACCTTCACCGCGCGGTGGTCGCGATACACGTCGTCGTCGCGCGGGATGCCGATAAGCTGATCCTCGAAGCCGCGTTTCCACATCGGCATATTCTCGATGTAAAACTGCTCGGACAGCTTCTGCGCGACAATGCGCTCGCCATAGCGCTGCCTGGTTTCCTCGGCGAGCTGGGCGCCTATGCCTGTGGCATCGATCACGCCAGCGGAGAAGCGCGGCAGACCGTTGATCACGTAAAAGAGGATGAACCGCTGGATATCGAATGGAATGTTTCGTAGCTCGACGAGGAAGGGCGGCACCAGGCGCATGTTCTGCAAGCGCTGCGCGGGCCACTGCACCGTCAAGTCACCCGACCGAGCGATGTCCATGCCGATATACGATTGCCGGCTGGCATCGCAGCGGGAGAAATGTGGCTTGATCTCGCGCTCGCACCAGGCGGTTGCCTCGGCGATGCGCGTGGCTTCGGACTGCAGGGTGAACGAGTCGGGCATCTGCCAGCGCGCGATCGGCACGTCGGGGATCTGGCTGGCATCGAGCAGCGGGCCGGGCAGATACGCGCCGCCCGAGGCTTTGGGGATACAGAACAGTTCTTCGTCCGCATCATCACCATAGAAGGCGATGATCTCGTCGCGCCAGTCAGCCTCGCGCTCCGGCGACCAGGTTTCGCCCGTGACCAGACAGATGCGCTGGTAGAGTCCCTGTTTTAGCGCCTCGTCGAAATCGAGCGTGATCAGCGCATAGGGCTTGCGCTTCTTGCGGCAGTCCTCGACCAGCTCGTTAAACGGGTTCTCGACACCATCATGCGTCGAGATCACAAGCACCTTGCCGCCCCACATCAGCAGCGCCATAGCCGCCTTGAGCATTTCCGCCAGCTTGTCGTGGAAGGCTGCTTCGTCGATGATGACGTAACCCTGCTTGCCGCGAAGGCTGCGCGGCCGCGATGCCAGCGCGACAATCTCGAAGCCGGACGCGAAGCGAATGCGGAACGCCTGAATGTCCTTGTCGCCTTCGACGTCGTCGGGGTCGCGGAACAGAAACTCTTCAACGGCCGTCGCCGCCTGGTGGAAGGCCTTCGCCCACATGCCGCAGGCGTCGATAAACTCGCGCGCCATTTCCAGGTTGTAGCCGATGTAGAGCGTGTCCATGCCCTTGGCCTGGCGCGACGCGGCCGATGTCAGCACTGCGTCGGCGGCAATGCCCCAGGTGAAACCGGTTCGGCGGGACTTTTCAACGACGGTGACGCGCGTATGAGCGGTCGTGTGCAGCAGCTTCTGCTGATACGGGATCAGCACTTCGGGCAACAGGCCGTCGGCGATCAGGCCCGGCAGCGCCTGCGTCGCCTCGGCACGAAGCGCGCGCCACTCTTCCTTGCTGATCTTCAGCTCGCCGGCCATTTCACTCTGCCTTGGCGACCGGAGGCTTCACGCCAAGGATCTGCGCGCGGATCGCCTGGACGGTGTTGGCGGTCAGACCGTGTTCCCTGGCAACCGTCTCTGCAGCGTTTGCGGCCTCAGTGCGCGCCCGTTGAGCGGCGCGCTCCTCGATCTTTTGCAGCGCTTCTACGTCCAGCTTCTTGGCCGATGCCAGGTCTTTGATCGCACGGCCGAACTGCATAACCTCTTCGGCACTGAAAACCACCGGCTTACCGTCCGCTTCTGCCAGCATGTTCCGCATGATCAGCGAGTGCATGAACTCGATATTCAGTCGCGCGGTTTTAGACTCCGGTGCGTCGCCCAGCTTTTCGATCAGACCTTCTGCCAGGCCGCGCGACTGCTGCAGCATCTCGACCGCCTTATCGAGATCCTTGACCTTGCGGCCGACAGCCGAGCGCGAGATTGGCGGAATGCCGTCCAGCTCGTTCAGGTATTCGGTGAGCTGCGTCACCGTCCAGCCGTTGTTGCGGAGCCGCGCGAACTGCTCGCGGATTTCCCTCGGCAGTTTATCGATCGAGGATGACTGGCCCATGGTCAGATCGAGTCCGGGCTCGGCCGGCGCACGCCTTCGCGAGTGATCACGCCTCGGGCCACGTCGAGACCGGTTTCCGTCGCCGTGCCGATCAACATGTCGCCGATGACTGAAACCGTGGCGAGCTGTTGCTCGCTGAGCCAGCGCAGTTCATTGCGGATCTGGTCGCGGGTCGACGTCACGCCGAACGAGTTGACCAGGTCTTTCAGGATCGCGCAGTTTGCTGTGCAGGACGGCGATTTCTCCATCACGCGCAGAATGATTATGCGGCGATGCTCAGACAGCGTTTTCTCGAAGGCGTTCATCAGCCCTGACTCCGAAGGTGGTCATCCATGATCTGCACCTGGTTGCGAACCTGCTTGAGCTGGTCGGCAACGCCGGCGAGACGTTCGTGCCCGACCTTCATGTCGCCGACGACGCGCTCCAGCGAAATGTTGAGGGTCGAGATCTGCTCGGCGCTGGGCAGGGTCTCCATCTTCGCGTCGATCTTGTTGAAGCGGACGTCGCCCTGTGTCAGCCGCTCGCCGTGCGCGTTGAGACGGTCGGTCTGGCCCTTGATGATCGTCTCCATCGACTCGGCATACTTGGCGAATTCTTTTCGGGAGATGAATTCCTTGCTGAGTTTCAGCAGCAGCCAGGCAAAGGCGAGCTGGCCGATCACCAGCAGCGCGCCGCCGACCTTGTAAAAAATATCTACATATTCCCCCACGACTACGCTCCTTCACCCGTCATTGCCGCCTGCAGCGCCGCAAGCCCGCTGGCTAAACTTTCCTGATCGCTCACCACCGCCAGCTCGCGGCGGATGATCTCCGGCAGATCCTCGATCGGCGGGTTGCCCTCCAGCGCCGCGATCTTCAACAGCAACGCCTCGCGATCTTCTGCCGCCTTCTGCCAGTAGCCTTCTGCTTCCGGCGCCATGTCACACCCTCCGTCGCGCGAACTTGCGCGCCAAGAAATCGTGCCGGTTCTGATCGTCGGTGCAGCGGGTCGCATCGTTGACGGCGCGCAACCGCTCGATCGGAATCGGATCGCCGCAATCGATGCAGTTGCGCGGCTCGGGGTCGCCCTGGCAAATGAACGGCCGCCGCCGCTTCAACAGAGCGGCGGCGGTGAACTCCTGGACGCGGTCCTGCGCTTCGTCGATCAGATCAGCCATGTCAGGCGGCCAACATTCTCCGGCGCAGCTCGTCGCGGGTCTTGTTCAGCTCGGCCCATTCGTCGTCGGTCGGATCGCGGCCTTCGTCCAGGATCTTCTCGAAGCGGCTTTGCGCGACCTTGGCGTCGGCGAAGCCAGCCGCTACTGCCGCCGCAAGCACCATGCCGAGATGGAAGGCTTCACGGATACGCATGGCGGATCTCCCCGATCACATGCAGGCTGGCCACGGTGAGCGGTACGCGCGGCGGTGGCGACTCATCCGCCAGGCCGCGCGACAGCAGATAGGCAACCAGCTCGTTGACGGCGTCACTCGCCAGGGAGATCAGCGCCGGCAGCTTGGGATCGGTGCCGGCGCGGACGGCCGTCTGCGCTTCGGCCAGCGCATTGTCAGCAGCCAGCCAGAGCTTCTTAATGGTCGCCTTGACCAGCGGATCGGCCGTAGGGGATTCGACATAGCCCAGCGCCAGGCGCGTGGCATGCTGGAAGTCGGTGTCGATCGCATAGACGCGCTGCGCGTCTGTCTCGATCTGCCCCTTGAACGTGTTGCAGGCCGATAGCGACAGCAGCGGCAGCAACAAAAGCGCCATCAGCAGCACCGATGCCGAGGGCGGTAGGCCGGTCTTGACGGGCGCGGCATTGTCGCCCTGGGCGACGACGATAGCCTGAGCGGCATTGCGCCGCTTGATCAGCCAGGCATTGCCCAGGCCGAAGAGTGCAATGCCGATGGTGACCAGCGCTTCGGCATATTCATTCGCAGTCTCCGGCGCCAGCGTCACGCCGAGCGCGGCGAAGACGCCTAGCACCAGGTTGTAGGCGATAAGGTGAAAATTCTTCTTCATTCCCGATCCTCCGGGGCTGTTTGTTTCGACGCAGACAAACTGTTTGTTTCGGCGCGCAGCTCGCGGCGCCATTTCAGGTGATTGCGCGCATAGATGATCGCCAGCGCGATATTCATGGGCAGCAGGCCCCAAGTGGCGCTGACGCAGATCCACAGCAGCCAGAGCGCCTGGCTTGCCAGGCCGAGCAGCCAGGTCAGCGGATGCTTGTTGCCGGCGAGCAGCGTCAGCGTGATCGTGATGGCCGAGAGCAGCCAGGGCAGCCAGACGACGAGCAGCTCGCGCATCACGCCACCACCAGCAGAATGATCAGCTCAACCAGCCAGCAGACGCAGAAGATGATCCCGCTCGGCTTGATGAAGCGATCCGGCAACGCGGTGTCGACCCAGAGGAACAGGTCGATCTTCAGCTCGGCCAGGCCGGTCAGAAGCAGATACACGCCAGAACCGAAGACCATGACGGCGCAGAAGGCTAGCGCCACCAGCAGCCAGTCGGCGAGCTGCAGCGATGGGAGTGACCAGGCCACGAAGGGCTGGGCAGCGATCGCGCAGGCCACCATGCCGATCAGCGACCAGGACAGAGCGTGATCCCACACACTGCCTTCGACGGCATTGCGGCCGGCTGTGAAGGCCACGACCAGGAAGCCGAGCAGCGAAGCGATGGCAGCGCCATTGAACCAGGATGCGATCAGCATCATGCCCTCTTGTGCTTGGGATCGCCCGGCTCGATGCCGACGAAAAATTCATGATGGCCGATAGTGCAGACCGGGAACTTGCCGCGCGACCAGGGCGCATTGGTGCCGATGACCTGGTAATGCGTGGCACCGAACACCGGATCTGGCGTCCAGCCGGTGATCACGCACAGCGCGGCGAGATAGCTTTCCTTGAAGGAGTCGTCATCGAGCGAAACCTTCTGCAGCTTCGCAGCGTTATGATCGGAGTGGCAGGTGTATTGCCACTTCTTCAGGCACACGCCGGAAATCGTCTCGCCCCACCAGTCGGGCTTGTTGTCGCCCCAAAGATCCAGGGTGACACGGTTGCGGATCGACCAGGCCACAGCGATCTTGCCGTAGTAGGTCTCGCCACGCGCCTCGCCGAAGATGGTGCGGGCCATCACGTCGACGTCGGCTGCGGTTACTCCCGCCATTTGCGTCTGGCGGAAGCTGCGGATCAGTTCGGGCTGGAGCATAAGCGGCGCTTGCATGGCGCCGATGGTGCCGGATACGGCAGCAATGTCTCAGGGCGCAAGGGTGCGCCCCGTCATGGGGCTGGGCTTAAACGGCCCTTAAACCGGGAATGAAAGCTGGTCGGGATCGCCCGTGCCATTCTTAAGGTACTGCACCGAACGGCGTGCCATTTTCAAGAGCTTACCGACCTGAGTCACCGAATGACCCCGATCGAGCAGATGCAGGGCAAGCGCCCGCTTGCCGAGCGGAATGTCGATCCGCTCGCCACCATAGGCGGCAACGATCTTGTTGGCCGCTTCGAGGCCGACGATCGTCGCCAGTTTGCTGCCCAGGGCCTTCTTCGGCACATGCAGCCGCTCGGGTGCGATCGCCATGGCGAGTGTGACCGCAACGTCGACGCCGGCGACGTCTGCGATCTGCTGCAGGCCATGCGGCAGCGAGATCTTCGCCGGCGCGTTCATGCAGTCGCCACGCCGCGAAGGATCACGCGATGGCTGACGCTGCCGTTCTTGAGCGACTTCCACCAGGTCGCGCGGATGGTGGCGAGGCCCGAGCGTGCGCGGATCAGCGTCACGCGCGGCAGGCCGCAGCCCTGGTCGGTCATGCGATCATGCTCCAGCGCCAGGCTGGGCGTCTTCTCGATCAGCTCGCGCACCGCGCCGGGCTTGAGCTGTGTACGCCTGCGACTCCGCTCACTCATGCTGCCACCCCGAATTTATCGACCTCGTTGCCCCAGTGATCCCAATGCAGCCGGCCGCTGCGCTGCCGCGCGAACAGCTCGGCGTAAAGCTGGTTCGGCGCCATGTCTTCCATCAGCAGGTATTGCCGGTCGGGCTTGCGGCTGTGTTCGCGCGCCTGCTCCATGACCAGGTTGTCGACGGCGCGGCCGAGCGGCGGCTCGCCGATCTTGCCGACGATCAGCAGCTCGCAGCACGACCGGAAGCG